GTTAATTCCGCATAAAAGTTTGGATCTGATCTTTCGAGGAGTTCCACGCTTAGCGTATTCATACCTGAGTATTTCTTAACTGTACCTGAGAGGTATTGTGTAACCATACCTGTATTAGCTACAGCTCCAGCCTCAGCCTCAACCGTTACAACTGGTGCAGTACCAGCTTGACCACCAGCACTAGTAACAAGTGACGGTACGCTGATAGTCATACCACTTTGTGGCAAAACTCCAGAGCTAAGTGCGTTAATCATAGGTGTATCGAAATTGGTATTTGATACAAACTCTGAGAGGTATTGAGTTGGGTTAAATGCAGGGTTTGTAGAAAATGAGTCATCTGCTGCAGTTACCCATAGCTTTGAGTCATCATTACCTAGAGCTGCTTTAATCTTGTGCTCTGTGTATGCAGCCATTGAGTTAATTGGTGTACGTAATCTTTGTGAGTCAAGTACTGATGGACGGATAATCTTACGAGCGGCCTCGACCTTTTCAGCCTCGACCGGTGTATCTACCGGAGTTTCCTCAGGTGTATTTTCAGGGGCTGTAGTCACAGCATCCTCGCTTTCGGTTTCTGTTTCGGTTTCGATCTCTACGATAGTCGTAGAAATAGTTGTAGTTTTTTCTTTTGTACTTGTACTTGTAGCTGCCTCGAGAGCTGCTCGAGCCGCTGCAATATCAGTTACGGATGCGCTAGAAAAGGCAGCGCTCTCTACGAGGCTTACCTCTTTGAGGACCGCCGCCGTTACTAACAGGTAATCACCCATTGGCTTAGAGGCTGTTACATCTACCCCTACGGATAAGCCGCTTACTAGGTTTTCCTGAGCTAATACGAGCGCATCCTGTCCCCGGGAACTGCTCGATAACTTAAAGGATCCGTAAACGCCCTCCGGAGCTGTTCCCTCGCTAAATGAAATAGCTCGACCTACCGGCTTATCTTGTTGATGCTGCGATAAAAGTTTAATTTTAGATACATCCGGAATTGCAATAGAGCCGCGCTCAAACATAACAGGGCCCGCACTTGTAAAACCTACCTCGCCATACGGTGCAACAAGCCCCGATATTACACGGCGCTCTGTATCTGCAGCTTGTATTTCCTGACTAAACGTTAGTAACACTTGCATCTCCTAGCGGTGTGAGTTGTTCCATTTGTCGAGCTTGTTGTACGTTAATTAAATCTAGGTTTAACATCTTTTCGATTACGTCTAAACGCTCTCTAGCATCTGCACGTAAAAATGAGTCGTCTACCGCAAAACGCACCTGATTTTGTGAGTTTGTAATATCGTTCATACTGAGCCTGTCCTCAATAGCAGAGATATAAGGCTGTAATGAATAAGCTACAAACTCTTTACGACCGTCAATAATATTTTGGTACGTCATAGAGTTATTCATATCTGCAGAAATATAATAAGCCGGTACGTTCATAGCACGAGCGATTTCAGTAGCTAAGTATTGTGATGCCTCGTTATACATCATATCTTTAGGACTAAAGCCCACATTTTCTACGCTGAGAGTGCTCGTTAAATAAGCCGTACTACGCGAGGCGCGGCTAGATTTCCAAGCAGCTAACAAACCTTGTATTTGTGACTCAGGTAAATCTGCACCGTTATTTTTTAATACTGTTGTAGCCATAGGAGTAGCAGCGCTAACAGCTGCAGCGCGTTGTATATCGTAAGCCGCTTTAATTGTTGTACCTGCAGTTTGCAATACACCAGGAATTAACGACTGAAAAGTAACGAGTGATCCAATACCACCCATAGGAGATTTAATACCGTCTACGTAATAATCTTGCACCTCAGTACCAAACTTATCGGTAGTGTAAGTAACACGATTATTAGCTACCCACTCAAAACCACTAGGGCGACCGTCATCGGCATACAAAGAGGTAACGCGCCAATAACTGCACCCATAAAATATCAGGCTATCGACTGTCGCACTTATCGTAACGCTGCGAGGCTGACGTATATCCGGTTGTTCTAACCAAACTGGAGAGCCTAACTTTTCTCCAGTAGATTTTTTATACAGTGCTAAGTCAATAGATGAAATAACACCCGCGATTAAATTGCGACAACGCATAACGCTAGCAACTTGTAAAGCAAAATTACGATCTATACCTACGCCGTTATATCCGTAAGCGGAGTTAGTATTAAATGATCCATAACCGTAAGTAGTGTCCATTACGGCAGGTGCATACTGCGCCTCGATAGCAGGCTTTTCAGCTCTCTTAATGCCAAAGGTTTCTAGTAATCCCATAGGAGGGATTTTCCCAATTAGTCAAGCATTTTGCAGGTTTTCGTGTCCGTGTCTAACTGTAAACTTTAACCTCACCTACGGGCTGATTTAGTATATGAACTACAAAACTTAAACCGATAGCAGCATCTACAGGGCCGGCAGACTTACGCCGGATGATGCGCCAGCTAGCATCCGATACTTTAGCTGCACAATTAGCCATACTTTCGACTAGCTCATTTTGGCCGCTATGGACGAGGCGTTTATTTACAAGAGCATCGTATAGATCACCGCAGGCCTGATAGGCAGTCTGCCCGGATATATCCTGCATCGCTACGCCGCTCATCTCAAGGCGTTTAGCTATTGAGGCAGTGGTGTATTTGTCGTAGCAAACGGTCCGAGGGTAATAAATATTTGTCCAGTGTTTAATGCGTTGAGCTACAAAGAGGTCATCTATAGCCACGTCGTTATGAAATACCTCAAGGACTGCCACGCCTATACGACCGTCCGGCAATACTTGGCCCATTACTAAACTCGCATCGCGGCGGCTCGGGCTCACGTCAAAACCAAAGATAGTAAGAGGGCCCGGGTTGAGTTGTAGCGTTTTATCGCCGGACTCCTCAACACTCATATAAGGCCACGGACTCGCAAGGCTTGAGATCCACGTGCAAAGAGTCTCGGTGCGCGTGGTCTCGATAGGTGAGGTAGCTATTGACTCCTCAATAGCCTCCTCCGTAATTGTGTAACCCATAGCCGGGTTAGCTTGAGCCCACGCTTTACGATCCGTGATTTTGGCAAACTGTTCAGCTGAGTACTCGTAAAAGCCAAAGGTCTGAGGAGGAAAACTTAAAGCTCTTTCGCGTAAGTCATTGAGCACCGTACTAAAGGCATCACCGGCGTTAGAGGTTAAAAGCGTTTGCGCGTTAGGCCGAGCACGTGTAACCGGCATAGCTGCGCGATAACCCTCCTCCGAGATTTCGCGTACCTCGTCGATATAGAGTAAATCGGCAGTACGTCCACGTGAGCCGTCGCGTGTAGCTGCAACAACATCGAGGCGAGCGCCGTTAGTAAGCTCTATTGACTCAGTGCCGTTTGCAAAACGTATCTGCTTAGTCTGTTTGCTCAACGACTCCGAGCCCTCGATAGCGTAAGCCACCTGCCTAAAGGTCTCGAGTGCCATCGACCTATTAGAGCTCATAATTACAACATTTTTAGATCCGAACAAAAATAGGTGCCCTAACATCAACATACGCGCTAAATGAGTTTTACCGTTTTGCCGGGCACACAGTACGAGATTAGTTTTCCGGATAAACATATCGGCATCATCGACGGTGCATATATCGTTTAATACAAACTCCTGCCACGGCAATAACGGCAGCTCGAGGCTCGTAGCTAAATCTGCTATCTCTTTACCTCGTGTAGGTCCTTTGAGAAATGGCGTATGTAATCGCGGCTCAGTAGCCCCCTGCAGTGGCGTTTTAGTTTTGGTCATATCCCTATCAACTCTGTTTAGTTTGGCCCACACACGGACCGGCAGGGACCGTACTGGACTGTCTCGGGGAGATTTTGCTCCTAGAGGCAGGGGGGGTAGCCGCTTGTGCTAAAAAAACAGCATGATTACGAGATCCACGCTTGCTATTGCATCTACTACAGCAGGCAACCATATTGTTAGGATCGTATGCCTCAGCCTCGGTTGATCGAGATACCGGGATTATGTGATCTACTGTATGAGCAGGCGATTGGCAGTAATAGCAGATGTACTGATCTCTAGCCAAGACTGTAAGTCTGATCGCCTTGTACTTACGCTGACTGCGTGGGTCGCCTCGCTTAGCCATTAGTAGTGCCCAGTCTTTAGATGATAGGCCAATGCTTTACATGGTGTGCCATACCTATGGGCTATGTACTTTAAGCCTGCATCTATTTGTTTGTATGGGTCTTTAGTCTTTAGCTTTAATAACTGTGGTATTCCATAAGCTGTGCTGTGTTTGTTATCAGCCCGGTAATCCCACCGTGACTCAATATGCCAAAGCTTCTCAAGGCATAGGTATTGCTTATGATTAGTTAGTTTTATATGACTATAGAGTTTATATTTTTCTTTCTCTATATCATTATTATTAATAGCATAAGCATTATTAATAGATGCTATTACAAGACTAGATGGTAGCACATACCACCAAATCCATTTCAATTTACGCGTGATCTTGGGCGTGTCACAGCTCATCGCACTCATGCTTTTCATCTGGGTTAAAGCTGCAGAAATAGCATCCTGCGTTCTGTCCACAGGTTATGCACAGGTATTTAAACTGTATTGAATCACAGCATGAGTTATAAACACCGTTATCCACGATTGTGTAAAACTTCTCGCCAAGGCGTTTAGTCATCGTTGCCATCCGCATCTACCTGTTTCATTAGATCCTCGAACGCAGCTAAGACCGCTTGCGGTGTTGTATGTGTTTTGCTAAAACGTGCAATACGTTCGGCTATTGCCCAATCATCAGGATCAATCATCATCGCCCCTAATTGTCTTGATTATCTTGGCTACTAAATCGCCTTCGATTATGTTGTCACAACGACCGCATACACATAACGGCATGTATTTATTTGTTACTTCCTTAGCTATAAGTTCCC